CAATGCCACAAGGCGTACAGATTGGCGAAGTGCCAGTCAAGACACGTCAAAGCCAGAAGTGCGTAGTCATGTGGTACAAGCTGAACGGGCAAGAAGTGCTTGAAAAGCGTGAGTTCCCATGCAAATACATTCCCGTTGCCCGCGTCTTGGGTAACGTTTGGACAGTAGACGGCAAGTCTTACTACAGTGGCATTGTAAGGAACGCTAAAGACTCGCAACGGATGTATAACGCAGCTCAAAGCGCCATTGTTGAGCGCGTGATGCTTGCGCCTAAAGCGCCTTATGTTGGCTCTGTAGAAGCGATTGAAGGCTATGAGAAGCAATGGCAAACGGCTAACACTGAAAACCATGCCATATTGCCATACAACGCCTACGATTCAGAAGGCAATCAACTGCCTAAGCCTGAGCGCGTAGCACCTGCACAAGTTGAGACAGGTCTTACACAGATAGCGGCTGCAAGCTCTGAAGATATTAAGAGCGAAACAGGCCAATACGATGCAAGCCTAGGGCAAAAGAGCAATGAGACTTCAGGACGTGCAATCATGGCGCGTCAACGTGAAGGCGATACGGCTACTTTCCACTATGTTGACAACCTTGCAAGGGCGGTTCGTCACATTGGGCGCATCATCTTGGACATGATTCCGCAGGTCTACGACTCTCGCAGGGTAGCACGTATCTTAGGTGAAGATGGAAGCCCCGCTAATGCTGTGATTGACACAGAACACGGTGAAGCACTGACCGAAATGAAGGACGAAAAGGGCGATATTACGCGCATTTTCAATCCAACTATCGGCACGTATGACGTTTATTCGACTACAGGCCCAAGCTTCACTACACGACGAGTAGAAGCAGTCGAAGCAATGACAGCAATGACACAAGCGAACCCGCAATTGTGGCAAGTCATTGGCGACCAATTGGTTAAAAACATGGATTGGCCGGGCGCTGAAGAAATGGCAGAACGCCTAAAAGTAACCCTATTGCCACCAGTTCAAGAGAGCATCAGCAAAGAAGAAGGTGCACCAGAAATCCCGCCACAAATAAAGCAAGGCATGGAACAAATGCAAGAGCAGATTAAGGCGATGGGAACAGCCTTAGAAAACGCTGCTGCTGAGGTTGACAAATTGCAGGCAGACCAATCTGCAAAAATGCGCGAATTGGATATTAAAGAACGCGAAGCAACCATTAAAGAGACAGAAGCAGAAGCGAAGCTGGTGCAGGCACAAAACGCACCAGACCCTAACGCAATTGACCCAACTGCAATAAGGGTAGCTGAAATCAACGCACGATCTGCTGAAAAGATTGCACTGATTAACAAAGTAAGCCAAGGCACAGCAGAAACACCAGAGTTTGCAGAAAACGAAGAAACAGGCGAAATCGAGGAAAAACCAAGCCAAACGCAAGTAATGCTAGGCGCATTGGTTGAAAGCAATCAGCAAGTAATGCAAGCAATCGGGGTTATGGCAGAAGCTGTAAGCGCAGTAGCAATCTCAACAAGCAAGCCCAATAACGCACAAATCGTGATTCAGAAACAACCTGACGGTTCGTTTGTTGGACAAAGGATAGAAGAATGAGCGACGACGCAACACTACCCGCAACTGGTACGAAAGTACGTGCTATTGATAAAGCAGGCGTAGTAACGCAGGTCACGGCTATTGACATTGGTGGTTCAGGTGCTGAAACCTTGCTGAGCTCATCTAACAAAATGCCTGTTGTCGCATCGGAGTTGGACGCGCTTTTAACAACCATTGCAGGCTCTGTTAAAAACCATAATTCACCATTTGTTGACGGCATGGCCGGGCAGGTTATGCTTGCTAAACGGCGCGACTCTGACGGCACATCTGTTGCTGATGGTGACTTAAACATTCTGAATCAGGATGAAGAAGGCCGCTTAAAAGTATCAGCTAAACCAGCCAGTTATGCGACAGTGTCAGGCGATATATCCGCAGTAGCTGGCACTGTTTCGATTGATTGCCAACGATTCTCAGGTATCGCATTACAGGTACACGGCACATTTGCTGCAATGAACTGTACATTTGAAGTATCGAACAACTCAACCAATGGCACTGATGGCAATTGGGGTGTTATTCAAGCGGCACGTTCAAACGCAAACACAGCAGAAACAGCGACTGGTAACTTATCAGCAAGCCCTGCATATTTGTGGGAAGTATCGGTAAACCCTTACAAATGGTTCAGGGTTAGATGCACTGCTAGAACAAGCGGTACACAAACATGGACTTTAGTGCCGGGTAGCTATGCGACAGAAGTTACGCCTGTTGTTCAGGTCACAGGTACGCAACCCGTATCAGGCACGGTTACATCCACGGTAACAGCAGGAACGATCAACCCTGTAGTGCCAGCTACACCTTATTTCTTGAACGCAGCAGCAACGACCAACGGCGCATTGATTATCACTGGCACAAGTAACGTGTCATCGTTCTATGCGACCAATGAAGGCGCAAGCACTGCTTACGTGAAGCTATACAACAAAGCAACTGCGCCAACGGTAGGCACAGATATACCTGAAATGATTATCCCTGTACCCGCAGCAGCAGCAGGAGTGCCCGGCGTAGCTAATCCTCGTATCGGTTTTCATGGCTTCAGGTTCGCACTAGGCTTAGGCATATCTGTTACACGTAACGCAGTCTATACAGACACCACAGCCATTGCAGCTAACGAAGTGAAGGTTAAACTTAGCAGGACTGTCTAATGCTACTGCTGATATTTCAGGTCGGTGAAGTTGTGCCGCCAGTAGATGACAGCATACAACCCATACACGGCTATAACTTTGACAATGACCGCAGGTTACTCAAAGCAAGGCGTGAAAAGGAAAAGCGCGACAAATTATCGTTTGCTGAACAGCTAGAAGCGATTAAACCGCAGGTAGTTGTTAGCAAGACAGACACAGAAGCCGCCATCGAATTTGTAGAGCGTATTAACGCACTAAAACCGTATGAGCAGCCTGAGAGCAAGCCAATAGATTTAGGATTTTTAGCCGATTCAAGGCTACGACTTTCCGAAAGTGAAGCGGAAGATGAGGCAATCGCCTTAATTATCGCGGCACTTCTCTAGGGCGTTAAGCCCAAATAGTACCCGTTCTATCTAACGGGGTCTAGCCGAAAGGCTTTCTCCCATGACAACAGAAAACAATGCTGATTTATCAGCAGTAGCAACAGCTACACCTACCGAATCTGAGGTAGCAAATCAAACAGAGCTAAACACTCCAGAAGGTACTGCGCCTGATGGTCAAGTGGATGAAAAGCAGGTAGAGCAAGCTAAGACTTTCACACAAGCTGAAGTCGATGCACTTGTTCAAAAGCGGCTACAGAAAGAAGAACGCAGGATTGCGCGAAGATTTGAGCAGGAACAGCGAGAGCACGTTCAAGCCCAAAAACTAGCAACACAGCCAGAGCGTGAGGCTTTCCGTAACGAAGATGAGTACATACAGGCTCAAATTGAGCATTTGGCAGAGAAAAAAGCCATTGAAAAGCTGCAAGAGCGCGAAGCGTTTAAGCGGCAGCAGGAACAAGCAGAAACTTTCTTAGAAAAAGCTGAGAAAGCGACTGAAAAGTACCCTGATTTTCAAGTGGTTGTAAGTAATCCAAATCTAAAGATTAACGAAGGAATGGCTGAATTTATAGCCGACTCTGAGTTAGGCGCGGATGTGGCTTATTACCTCGGCACAAATCCAATGAAGGCAGCGCAAATCGCGCAAATGTCACCCATCAAGGCCGCACGCGAATTGACCCGCATTGAAGCGGAGATAGACGCAAAACCGAAGCCCCGTTTAACCAAAGCACCAGAGCCAATATCGCCAGTAGGCGGTAAAGGCGCATCATCTAGTAGCTCACTGCCATCTGATGAAGATGACATAGCGACATGGATGAAGAAGGAGCAGAAGCGAACCACGGGGCGCTGACTTCACCATTCTTTAAGGAACTATCATGGCCAATTCTATATTAACCCCTACCGCAGTGACCCGCAAGGCGCTGCAAATCTTGCATCAAAAGTTGAACTTCATCGGCTCTATCAATCGCCAATATGATGACAGTTTTGCTAAAACTGGTGCGAAAATCGGCGACTCTATCAAGGTTCGCTTGCCTAATCAATACACTATCCGTACTGGTGCAAATATCAGCACACAAGATACAACTGAAGCAAGCACCACATTGCAAGTGGCAACTCAAAAAGGTGTAGATACCACATTTACATCTGCTGAATTGACATTGAGCATGGATGATTTTGCAGAGCGCATCTTAGAGCCCGCTATGGCTACATTAGCTTCTAATATGGAAGCTGATGCATTGTCTATGGCTTTGGATGTGTACCAATCTGTTAGCAATGTGGGTTCTGCAATCACATTTAACAAAGTGATGGCAGCCCGTAAGATGTTGACCGATTCACTCGCGCCCGGCTCTGAGCGTAAGTTGATCTTGAATACTCAGGACAACTTGGACTTGGTAGACAGCTTGAAAGGTTTGTTCCAAGACAGCTCCACAATCTCTCAGCAATACCGCGATGGATTGGTTGGCAAGACTGCTGGCTTTGGTGACATTTATGAAAACACCTTGCTTGCTTCACAAGCCACTGGTACGGCTTTAGCCTCTACTACCTACACTGTCAACGGTGCAAGCCAAGTTGGTTCAGGTGTAATTGTGGCTACAGGTGCGACTACCTTCAAAAAGGGCGATGTTATCACCTTCGCAGGTTGCAACCGTGTTCATCCCGAAACCAAAGCCGACACAGGCGTGTTGCAACAATTCGTTGTAACCACTGATTACGCTGGTGGTGCTGGCACTATTGCTATTTCTCCTGCAATCGTGACCTCTACAGGCCGTCAAAACGTATCAGCTTCACCTACCAACGGTGGCGCGGTTACTAAGATTGGTGGTGCATCTGCTATCTACAAACCTTCGTTGGCTTTCCACAAGAACGCCTTTACGTTTGCGACTGTAGATATGGAAGATGTGAGCCAGTACGGTGTATGGAGTGCCCGTGAGTCTTACGACGGTATCTCTATGCGCGTGGCTCGTCAGTACGCCATCTCTACCGATGCTATCCCGTGTCGTATTGACGTGATGTATGGCTACAAGACTTTGCGCGCAGAACTCGCTGCTCGTATCTTGTCTAACTAAAACCAATTACCCCGCTTCGGCGGGGGTTCTTTAGGGTTCATCATGGAATATCCAAAAGCACTTTACAAGGGCGATTTAGAGCATTGCCTAAACGATTCCGTAACCGTCCAAGACGCAGAAGCAGAAGAAGCTGCTCGCGCAGAGGGTTACAAGCATTACGCAGAAATTTTCTCAGGCGAAGAAGTCAAGCCTGTTAAAGCTAAAAAGGCGAAATAAATGACAACCGTCGCAAACATCATCACTCGCGCCCTACGTTTATTGAACGTGTACGGCACTGGAGAAACCCTGAGTGCGGATGAATCTGTGGACGGTATGACTGCCTTAAATGCATTGATTGACGAGTGGGCGACCGAATCACTTATGTCAAACGTTAAAAAACTGGACGTGATTCCCTTGGTCGCAGGGACTAGCGTCTACACCATTGGGGCTACAGGCACGGTAGTATCTCCCCGCCCTGAAAGCATAGACCCATCTAGCTACATTCTGAAGAACGGCGTTAGTTACCCTACCACTATCGCGTCTTTATCCGATTACAACTCGATTGTCTCCAAAGAATCAGAGAGCGACATTCCTTATGCGCTTTGGTACAAGGCAGATTATCCAAACGGCACATTGACCGTTTACCCTACACCTTCAGACACAGCAGACCTTTATTTGTGGTCGATTAAGCCATTCACAGCATATACAGAATTGACCGACGTAGTTTCGTTCCCTCCTGCATATCAGAACGCATTAACCTATAACTTAGCGGTAGCTCTCGCTCCTGAGTACAACCAACAACCCTCTTTATTAGTCCTGAAAACAGCCGTTGCAAGCAAGAAGAAAATCAAACGCGCCAACTATCAACCGATTATATTAGAGTCTAGAGTTACATCACGTCACTACTATGACATTGGAGCAGGTGAATAATGCTCCCAATCCCGCTATTCGGTATCGGCAATCAAGGTCGATCCGTGAATGTTGACGCGCAGGAAAGAACGAATCTCTACGTAGAGTTAAACAATGCTGACCCGCAAAAAAACATTGTCACGCTTTATACAACGCCCGGCTTAGTCTCATTTGTAGACTTTGGCGCAACACCTATCAGGGGTTTGTATCAGGTTGGTGACTATATGTATGCGGTGCATGGTGATAAGTTCTACAAAGTCTTGAACGATGCCACATTCAGCGTCATTGGTACGCTTTTAACCAACACTGGTAACGTTGACATAGCTGATAACGGCAATCAGATTATGATTGTTGACGGTACGAATGGCTATATTTACAACCTAACAACACTTGCATTTGCGCAAATCACAGACGTTGATTTTGTGGCTAGCGATACGGTGGCTTACTTTAACTCGCGTTTCGTTGTCCAAGAAGCAGGGAACACAGGACGGTTCGCAATCTCTGCACAATATGACGGCTTGACATGGGACGCATTAGACTTTGCGACCGCAGAGGCTTCACCCGATAGATTGGTACGTGTTTACGCTGATTCTGGTTTACTTCAGTTATTTGGCGACAAAAC